CCACGTCGATCCAGTTGACCTCACTGCCAACCGACCGCTGCAGCGTCACCGACGCCACGAATGTTCCGCTCACCGCGTAATAGAACGTCCGCGCCGCGGCGCCCGTGCCAGAGACCCGGATCGAGTCCGTCACAGTATCAAGCGCGCCGCCCGAGGCCGTCTCGTACAGCCCCGCCTGCGTCAGCCGGATCAACGAGCCGGCATCCGTCGTCTTGAATACAGGGCCAGATGCCGTGATGACCGCCGTGCCGGTGCGCGCATCCGGCGTCATGGTGACGCCCGACGCATCATTGTTCTCGAATGGCCCGTCCTTGGGCTGGAACAGCCGCAAGGACCAGGATGACGCACCAAACCGCTCAAGCACGCGTGGCTGCCGCAGGCCGTCCGCCCACCACTGGACGTTAAGGCTTTGCTCGCTGCGCAGGCTGCGCAGCGTCGCCTCAGGAAATGGCGTATCCAGCGTCAGAAGTCCCGGCGCGATACGGGCAAACCCGCTCAGGACAGCCTCGCCAACCTCGCGAAGCTGGAACTCCATGTAATAGGTCGCCACGCCCGGAGTGAATGTCAGGACATGATAGCCGGGCTTGAACTCCCGTTCGTTGACAATGTCCTGATCGCCGGTCGCGGACCCTACCAGCAGGAACAGCGGCCGGCGCTCCACGGTAAATTCAAAACTGACTTCATCGCTTGGCGCCGCGGTCGTGACCGTCGTGCGGCCGATGGCATAATTGCCGGCGTCTGCGTCAAACGTTCCGCCAGTCGCGCCGGTTGCTGTGAATGTCGCGGCCATTACGGGGTCAGCACCACATATTCAGAGCAAAGCCAGTAGCCACCGCCGCCTTCGCCATATTCAACCCAGATGCAGTTTGAGCCGCCTTCGGGCGGCGTCAGTCCATCGCCGCCACTACCCGCAGGCGGGGGATCGCCGCCTGTTGGCGTCGCGCCGCTCTGGTCTGAAAATGTCCCGACCGTCGCTGCCGCGCCTGCCAGTTCGACATAGCCATCGCCACTGATGAACCGGACAAGCTCGTCCGAGAACTCCAGACAGAACGCGTTGTCAATCGAGAAGACCCAGGGCCGCAGGATTGCCACCCCACTGCCCGGAGTCTCACGCAGGAATTGCGTGCCCGGCGCCAGTTCCATTGCGCCCTGCTCGATCAGGAACACGTTCTCGAAACGCGAGCCGAGCGAGGCGTGAATATCCAGGTCAGTGCGCGCCAGCGTGTAATCGTCGGCCTCGCCCTGAAAGCTGACGACTTGCGACTTCGATTGCGTAGCCATCAGTTTTCGTAATCAATGCCGCCGCGACGGAACCCGCCAAAGCGTTGCGTCTGCCACTTGCTGGGGCCAGTCGGCCATGCCGGTTGCTGCTGCGAATCCCAGTTCTTCGCGACCCGCAACATCTTCGCCTCGTGGCGCTCCAGCCGGTCAATCGTGTTCTCGTTGCTGTCCGTCACCGGCACAACAGCCACGGCCAGCATCGCTGCCACGAGATCCGCGAAATGCTGCGACCACGAGCCTTCCAGTGTCAGCCAGGCCGACGACACCGATTTGAGGTAGGTCGTCTCCGAATCCGTGCAGATGCGGCCAGCGCGGTCCTCATACATGATCGCAGATCCTGTCGGATGCATGTTGCTGGCGCTGTTCGTGACCTTGAGAATGCGCATGCACGTCCCGGGCTTGTTGAACCCATAGGCCCAGCCATCAGGCGTCGGCTCGGAAGCCGTCAGCAAGTCAACCGAAGAGCAGAAGTTCCAGCTGTGTTTCTCGAACGCCAGCTGGACCTTCTCGTCATACCGGTCGCGGATGCGCTTCACCCACTCGCGGTTATCCGTGAGCGGCTGGGCTGCTTCCGGCTCACCGATAAGGTGAAGCGCCGAATTGATGATGGCGCTCTTGCTGGCCATCAGGCTTGCGCCGCCTCGGCGGTCGCCTGCGTGTCGGTCGCAGCTTTAGGCGGACGCCCTCGACGTTTGGCCGGCTCGCCCGTCTGCATAGCGTTGCGCTGGGCGTTCTGGACCGCCAGCATGGCGACACGGTTGCGCGCCCGCTCGGGCGTCGGAAAGCCTGCCTCGACCTGTTCGGCGCCGTGGAAGATCGCCCACTTGCCGCCGTGGCCGACAAACTTCATTGACCAGTTGTCAGGCAAGTCCGTCGTAGACGTGATTTCGGAAATCTCGGTGATCTCGCGGCAGCCCACCATCTGGATGGACGGCTCGACCGAGCGGACCTGCAGCATGCCCCACTGGTTGCCATCCTCCCATTCGACCTCGATGTGGTCGAGTTCGCGAAACCCCTGCGCTCCAATGAGTTGGCCGAAATACGCAGGCGACAGCACGTCCTCGACGGTGTGCCCAGCCGGGATGCGCGCCAGATAGCGCGTGCGGAAGCGGCCGGTGGCCTCGACCTCGATATTGCCAGCCGGGCAGCGTGCTTGAGACATGGATGCTCCTACGGTTTCGGCTCCCATTTGGAGCCCTTCGATTGGTTCAGATGCTTGTGAAGCGGGCGCAGATTTTCAAGTCGCCACGCCTGTTTGAATAATGGGTCATCGAGCGTGAGATAGAGAAAGTTAGCCAACGGATCGATGTGGTCTAACTCCCACACGTCGCCCCAATTGTCCCAGTTCATGTCAGGCGTGAACTGCGCTTCGAGATGCGCGCGGAGTTCGGCCCAAGTGTAACCCATCGCAGCAGCATACTTACTCTTGCGCTGGTGTATCGACTGACGAACTCCATAATGGAGAAGCGGCCAGATGCGATTGTTTATCGCTCCCCATGGGGTTTTTCGGCGCTTCTCCTGTGAGTCTCGGTTGATGGTTCTCGCCGTGTCCCGGTTTGCATCCCGCCACGCCTGTACGTTTTCACGATGTCGGTCGCGGTTGTTCTTCCACCACGGATTTGGGTCTTTGCCAGCCGCAACCTGACGTTCGCGCCATCGCCGCATTCTCTCTGCTGCGGCAGCTCTGGTTTCTGGCGTAGACGGCGGGGGCACAAAACCTTCGGCCTTTTTCTTGGCCCTGGATTTGGCCATTGCGGCCCGCGCTTTTGCTTTCTGCTCTTCGGTAGACAATGCGTCCTCCCTGGGTTTGACCCCAAGGAGGATACACCGCAGCTAGCCACAAAGCTAGCGTGTGTTCGTTTCAGTCCGTGTTGGTCACGGTCGCCGCAGTCGTGTCTGCCAGATCGCACGATCCGCCAGACGTGACGCCCATCACGATGTGCCAGCCCATCGTTGAGACGGTCGGAGCCGTGCCAGCGCCGGTGACCAGGTCGCTTTCAGCGGTCGGAAGCGCCGACCAGGTCGTGCGAAGGACGAGATCGCCCTTCTTCATGCCCAGCTTGTCGGCGTTGGTGATGTAGCCAGCCGTGTCCACGGTGGCCGCGCTGTCCGCCGTATCGTACTTCCACAGCGCGCCGCCATACTGGCCGCCGCGCATGATGCAGATCGGGGGGTTCGAGGTAGAGTAAGCCATAGTTCAGTTCTCCCGTTCCTGTGCCGGTTACGCGTAAGCGGCAGTGTCGTCGTGGACGACTTCGATGATGCCGCGGGTGAGCGCAGCGGTGCCAGCGTGACGGATCACCGCGTAGTGCTCCCAGCGATGTTCCGGCTCGTACCAGTAGCTGTGGGGCTCCGGCGTGCCGTCGAGCGCATGCGCCACCGCAGAGGTGTGGAACATGTAGGTCGAACAGGCCGAAGTGCCCTTGCCGGTGAGGCCGTTGAAGGACTTCCAGTTCACGTCCAGCCAGCGGCGATAGCCAACAGCCGGAAGGCCGTTCTCGGCCGGGCGCTGCTGCACGTAGTCCGACGACTTGAACTCGGGGATGCGCATCAGCTGCGAAGCCGCCGGGATCGACATCAGGCACCAGATCTGCCCGTCATCCGCCGGCACGTCGTTCGCCAGCAGCGTGTCGCGGATCTTCATGCAGTGGGCCAGCGTCGAGTAGGTGATCGCCGTGCCCGAGTTGTACTGCACCGACGTGGCGTCGAGAATATCCACGATCTTCTGGTCAATGGCGCGGTTGCACTGGGCAATCGACTTCTTGGCCATCTGGTTGCGGACGTTCGGGTTCGTCGTGTAGGCGTCGATGTCGTTGATGACGAACTTCTCGGAGAACTCCTCCACGATGTCCGCCGTCACTTTCGAGAAGACCGGCGTGCCGCGGACGATGTTGCCGTCACGGCCGCGCTGTTTGGCGGTGCCGGACAGGCCAGCGATGTCCCACTGGTACGTCTTGCCCTGCTTCGTGCCTTCCGAGTTGATGCACTGGAGCAGGACGGACTTCATGCGCTCGAAGTCTTCCTTGAACTCGTCCTGGTAGATTGTCCGGTCAAGGTTCTGGTAGGTCGCTACCATTGTCAGTTTCTCCCATCATGGGTTTGAGGTTCATGGTGGGCGATGCCGGACAAAGACACGGGTAGGCCCGCCTTGCGGGGGCCGCGCTTCATCCTCAGTTGGCACGGGGCTGGCAAAAGCCAGGTAGGCCGTGGAGCTTCGCAGCGCGTCGATCGCCTATGACGCGCGCTGGCTCAGGTCAGGCAGCCCGCCCAGCGCGCTGGGCTTGCTCCAATCTTGCGTTGATGACGGACAGTTCCCCGCCCGGCTTCGACAGTTCGGCGTACTTCTCGCGATCGCCAGAGGCCGACGAGGTACGCAGTTTCATGATTTCCGACTTGCGGGCTTCGAGCGACTTCGTATCGCCCTGCAGCTGCGTCGCCTGCCAGAACACCGGGTCATCGCCCATCACGCGGCCAGCCTGCGCCAGCGCCTTCACAAACAGGGGATGGTCGCCAAGCCGCGCCCCATTGGCCAGCTGCAGCGTGCGAAGGTCGTCGCCCTCCTTGCCCAGCAGCGCCACAAGGCCAGGGCCGGTATAGGCGATGTTCTTCGCATAGTCCGGGCCCCACTGCTGTTTCAGGGCCTTCTCGCTGTCCTGCGCGAACTGGGCTGCCTGCGCCACGGCCTGCGCCTGCACCTGCTCACGAAGCTCCATGAACAGGTCAGCCGCCGCCTGCACTGTTTCCGGCGCCCCGGCCATGCCACCGCGCTTGTGCAGATATTCCGTGATCGCCTTCAGCTGGGCCTTGTCACCATCGTCCAGCTCGATGTCGGTCGGCAGGTTCAGCTTGTAGGCGTCGGCCTTGTCGGGCACACCCAGCGACTTGTTGAACGCCTTGATCTCGTCCTCGGTCGCATCCTTGCCGGGCAGCTTGATCCGGCCGGAATCGCGCAGCGCGGCCTGCGTCTGCTCAAAGCTGTCGAACAGGGCACCCATGTCCGTGAAACGCTCCAGGCGCTTCATGATCTTCGCAGCCGCAGCCTCATCGCCATTGGCGCGGGCGTCTGCGATCTGCTTGCGCCAGTCTGAAACCTGCTCGGTCGTGGCCGTGGTTGACGCCTCCGTCTTGCCGGCCAGTGTTTCGGTCGTCTGCGCCGTTTCCGCGGTGGCCGTCGTGGTTGCCGCTTCTGTCGTCGCGGCGGCTTCGGTCGTGGTGGCTGCCTCAGTCGTCATGCGTCAGGTCTCCCAGATGTGCGAGCGTCCACGGGCTTTCACCGCCCACCAGACGCGCAATTGTGTTTCCGATAACCCTTGCCCCGTCACACATGCCCGCCGCTCGCTCGCTCGCGTTCGGAGCCGCCACGCTGAATGGCGTCGTCAGGTCCATGATCCATTGCAGGCAGAGCTTCTGTTGGCCTTCGGTTGCCCTGCCCTGAGCCCATGCCGTGAATGCGCCTTGCACGCCCTTGTCAGCATCGAGGACGCGGCCATCGGGAAGCGGAATCTTCATCAACTTTGGTACGCCAGTTCGACGAGATAGCTTTCCAGCGTGATCGTCTCGCCTGTGTTGGCGAGTTGGCCGGTGATGGAGACGGTCTGCTGAGCGGTTGTGTCGATGGTTCCGGTGACAACCGCAGACGTAGAGCCTCCAATGGTCCCGTTCAGCATGCCGCCAACCTGGCTGCTGGCGCTGTTTCGGTTCTGGATGACGTGGGTCAGCCTGTAAGACGCAGTTGTCGTGTTGATGCTGCTAACGAAAATCGTTCCGCTCAAGCCGTTGCCGAAACGAAAACGAAGCGTCTTGTTATTGACGCTGTTGGTGTAGCTGAATAGCGCCGTGATGCGCAGGATGCCATTGGCTCCCATGGCGCCTGCTGGAATGGTCACAGAAGCAAGGGCTGTTTCCGAAGCGGTTCCTGTGACGGGAGAGGCAACACCAGATGCGCCAATGATGCGGAACCGCGTTGCAGAGCTGGAAAGCAGGAGCGCGCCCATTACGCCGCGTCCCCGCTGATGAAGGCCGTCGCGCTATCCGTTTGCGTGAACGGCGTCGTGGCGACGGAGAAGGTCACACTGATGCCGGTCGAGAACCGCAACGGCGGATCAAATTGCACTTCCACCGTCGATTGCGCAGGGCAGTCGTAAGCCTTGACCGGCGTAACCGCGCCAGCCGCAGGCGCAGACGTTGTATTGTGAACCAGGAACGTGCCCGGCGCTGTGGTGGTCTTGAGGTTAAGCCCATAAAGGTTGCCCGCGCTGGCCTTGAACACGCGGCTTGTCGCCAGCGCGCTTGTGACGACTGGCGTAATGGCGGCCGCTGATGCCGTGCTCGGCCCATCAGAGATCACGCCGGTAACGGGCAATGGATTGGATGGCGTCACGTCCACCGCGTTGCCGTCAGACCCTGTGTATCGCGTCGTCATCAGGCCGCTCCCTGTTCCTGCAATGCCTGGTTCAGCATCCGCACATTCTCCGGATTGGCGCGGGCAGCCAGTTCTGCCGCAGCTCCCGCCTTCTCTTCAGCCGCTTCCTGCGCCTGCGATTCCGCACGCGTCGCACGGCGCTTCTCGACCGCGTCACGGGGCCGCGTCCACTTGGTCTTGAAGTTGCCGAGGCTGTCGCGTGTGACCTCATCCATATCGATGTGATCGGCGGCATCCGATTGCAGCTCGACCAACCGGCCATACTGTTCGGTGACTTCCAGCGCCTCGCGCCGCTTCAGTTCGGTGAACGCCTCGCTCAGCGCAGTCAGGAACTCGAACCGCGTCCGGTCGCCTTCCAGATCCTCGGGCGGTGGCAGGAAGCCGCCATAGCGCGGCCCCTCGCCCGTGCCCGGCGCCGGCTGGAAGTGTGCATTGAGGATCAGCGAGAACACGCCGTCCATGAACTGCGAATAGTCCGCCTCGATCGGCTCAAACACCGGGGCCGCGTCCCGCAGCGCATTCTTGAACCGCTGCCGGAACTCGCCCAGCGTCATTTCGCGGTCCGGCATCTGCAGGAGTTCATTGAAGAACGCCTTGCCCATCTCCATGCCCTTGATGGCGATGTATTCGAGAACCGTCTTGGCCTCGCCGCCGGGCACCGCCTGAATGAAATCGCCCTGTTGCCTGTGGTCGAAGTCCACATTCCGGTACAGCATCGCGCCGGACTGGATGCGAACCTCGCCAATGAAGCCGTCATCGGGAGCCGTCAGCGCCGGATCAGCCGTGAACTCGATGCCCTTGAGCGCCGCCGCTTCAGCCTGGTTCAGCGTGTTGCCGTCTGCCAGCGCCATGGCCGCAGCCGGGCTGATGGCAATGCTCTCGTTCGGCATCCGCATCCAGCGGCGCACCGAATAGGGGAAGTGATCGAGGAACTCTTCGCGCAGGCCGATCTCTGCATCCTGCACGCCACACGCCATGTAGATCGAGACGAACTTCGCCGTCCTGCGCGGCTTTGGCTCGCCGTCCTCGTACTGATAGGTATCAGCCGGCCCGATGCAGCGGCGGATTTCGACCCGCTCGTTCTGGCTGCCCGGCTTGTCCAGCTTCTCGCGCCACTCGCGTGGCAGGTCTTCCTTTGCAAACAGTTCCGTCAGCTGGGAAATCATCGGACGCATGCGTTCGTGCATGACGTTCACGATGCCTTCGGAGCTTTCCTCCCACGCACAGTCCCGCAAATGGACGTTCTGGAAGAACAAGCCCGTCCGCTTGGAATTGTAGGCGTAGCGAACCACCGAGTTACCGAATACGGCATACTGCTTGTCCGCCATCGCCATGGCGACAGTGAACATGGACGTTGCGGAATAGAGCACGTTCCGCTGGCGCAGGGTCGAATCCTCGCACCACTGCTTGATGTCGTCGCGCTCCATCAGTTCTTCGGGGTAAGCAACCAGCTTAAACCACTGCTCGCCCTTGGCCCTGGTCATCGAGCCAATGCGCTCGGCCAGTGTCCGCGCCATGACCTGCGGTTTCGACGTGAACAGCCCGACATACATCGACGCCGGGTCGCTGATGTCCGAATAAAAGCTGGCCAGTTCTGGCGAAAAAATTTCCGCCAGTTGCTGCCACATGTTCAGCCAACGCGATTGGTTCCTGAACGCGCTGTCGCTGCGCTCCTTCCATTTCTTGGCGCGCTTGTGCAGCCCCGCGCGCGAGGATGGAGCGGCGTCATAGGCCATGTCAGTATCCGCCGCCCGCCAGCGTCTTCACCACGCGCGGCGCTTCCGTGGCGCCCACGGTCAGCGTGGACAGCCTGCCCATCCGCTTGCGCGCCGCGGCATCGTTCTGCTTGATCCGGTCCACGATGTTGGCGTTCTCCGGGTCCGGCAAGGTTGGTGGCTGCATTGCCTGCTGGGCCAGCGTGGCGATCTGTGCGTCTGTCTGGCCTCCGGTGGCCTTGGCTTTCTTCTTCATCTGCGTCCCACGACTTTCTGATGGTGGCGGGTGATAGTGGTTGAGCTGGCGCGAAGACGCCGCCTGGTCGATGCTCGTTCGGTCTTCCGGTGTGCGTTCGGCTCAGCCCACGCGAAGATGCAGCCCCACGCCTCGTCCGGCGATCGGCCAAGCCGCGCCGTGATCTCGTCGTTTCCCTCGACCGCGATCAGTGTCCGTGAATCCGGGTGCGCTTTCTCGCGGAAAGCCGCCAGTTCCATCAGCAGGCCACGACCAGGCGGCAGCGCGATATTGTCGCCGCGCTCCGGATCCAGCCCTTCTCGCAAGCGCCAGACCCATTCAGCCCGCTTGTTGGCGAAGCCGCGGGTTCCGTCCCGCTCCTTGGCGTTCGACGCTTCAGCGCCCTTGCAGCGGACCACGTTGAAGTTGTTGCTCTCCAGCGCCGAAGCGACGCCACCGCCATATCCACCGCCGCAATCGATGTTGATCTGCGGATCATCCTTGGCGACCGAGACGATCAACGAAACCTTTTCCTCGGTCGTCTTGACCTCGGCGCCGGGTCTGATCCTTGCTGGCCCGAACGTCGTGCCATGCAGCGGCATGACCACCATGCGGTCCTTGCCGCCGTCAGCCACGTCAACGCCAACCGCCGACATGGGCTTTTCGGTCAGATCCTTCTCGCGAAGCATGAACCGCTGCTGGGCAGCCACGATCCATTCGGTTGGGATGATCTGGCGATCCGCGTCTTCCAGCGTCGCTTTGAACTTCCCGTCCAGAAACGCTTCCCGCAGGTGCTTGGGAAGGTTGGCCAGCGTCGATGCATAGTCCGTATCGAGCAGGTCCGGGTTATCGCTCAGGCTCGCCGGAATGAACGTCCGCGACTTGGGCCGGATGATCTTCCCAAACCTGTCCTCGACCGCATAGTCGGCATCGACCTCAACGTCTTCCTGCCCGTCTACCGTCGTGAAGTAGCGCAATTCGCCCGGCTTGGCCGGGTTCGGATGGTTCGGGTCCAGCCACGGGGCGAAGTCCTCGATCACCCACAGCCCTTCAGGCGTCACGGGCGGGTTTCCCGCCATCACCACCCGCGTCCGCTGTCCCGGTGTCGTCGTCCGGTTCCACGTAATGATGAACCGGACCAGGTCGCGCATGAACTGCGTGATCTCGTCAAACCCGAAGAAGTCCGCGGGGCGACCCTGATAAGCTTCAGCTTCTGCCGCGTTGGTGAACGCGCCGAACTCGATTTCCTTGCCCGGCAATCGCCATGTGTGGCGCTGGGAGTTGTAGCCATCCCATGAGCCCAGGATCTGCATCAGCGCAGGGGCCAGACCACCAACCCCGTCGATGTCCTTGAAGTGGCGCCGGAATATCCTTGAATACTGATGCTCGTTGACCGCCAAGCCAAGCATCAGCGCAGACTTCCCGCCGCCCGCGCTGCCTCCATAGAACAGCCAGTCCGCCGGCGAGAAATAGGCGTCGGTCTGAGGCCCCGGATTGGGAACCCAGCGCATGCCAGCCGTCGCCTTGTTGGCGAGGCTCATGACCTCCTTGCGTTCGGATTCCGGCAGCGCATCTAGCCTGCGCAGAATGTCGTCAAGCACGCTGGTTTGCACGATTTGACCTTTCGGTCCGGCGGCGGCGCGTCATTTCATGCCTCAAAAGGCACTGACCGACGGTTTATTCTGCCTTCTGGACGCCCTTGGCGAGCAGCATCGCCACGCGGCGCGCAGCGGTACGGTCGTCGTCCGCAATCTCGATCGGCTTGTCACCGCCCTCGTGGACCTGCGTGACACGATCCCCGTAAATCTTAGGCAGCGCCTTTGATAGCAACCATTTGCGCGTATCGACACGAAGCCGGGAGCGCGCAATCGCCTCGTTGTTCACGACATCGATCGTGTCTTCGCCATGCGTCCGCTTCATCCAGTCGTTTGTGCCGTCATCGCTGATTTCCAGCGTTTCATCGGCCATTGAGTGATAGCCAATCTCACGCGCACGAGCGTATTGCGTGAAAAAGCCGGGTCTTGCTTCTTCGTCTTCCTTCAATGCCCAGCCGCGAACCGTCGCTTCATGAGGCATTCCTTCCTCACGGCATACTTCGCGAAGGGTTCTGCCCTCCGCCAGGAGGGAGCAAATGCGATCGCCCAATTCCTTCGTGTAGATTGAAGGCCGGCCTCGTTCGTCTCCCGTGGTTTCGGTGTCAGCCATGCGCTTGCTCGAAATGTGAGCGGGCGACGGTCCCAGCCGTCTGCCCCGCCTTGTTGAACTGGTCCGGGCTTGCTGACCTCGGCGTCCCGCTTGAGAGACGCGGCTCCGCCAAACGCTCTGGCAGGCCAGCCTGATGCGCCCGTTGCCCGGGGCGGTTGCGAGAAAAGGAGGTGGGAGCCGCGAAGTCGATCGATCAGTCTGTGTGCTTGAACAGCATCCGCTTGAGCCTTGCGCCACGAACGGCAGCTATGAATGAGGCGCGGATGAACAGGAGCGCCAGGATCACGCACAGCGCGCCTAGGGCCAGAATGGTCTGCTCGTCGGTCATGCCGGCTCAGCCCGCAAGGTTGCCGCTTCAGCGTTGCGCGCGTCCTCGTGCTGGCTTTCGATCCGGTGGTGTTGTTCAGCCAGGTCGTACTCCGCCCGCATCTGCTTCATGCACTGGCTGAGCAAGGTCATGCGATGCGCTGGCTTCATGCGGCGGAAGTTCTTCACGAACTGAACCGAAGCTTTACCGCCAAACCACGGCGCCTTTAGTCTTGCGATTGTCTTGATCATTACTTGCGCTCGACTTGGCGAGTACTTCAGAACTCACGAAGAGTTGAAGTATATTGCAAAGATAACGCTAGATGTAACGGCGAAAGCGTTAGGGAACGCCGCTAGATTCACCTTACTGCACGGGGAAAACCCGGAGAGCAGATTGAAAATCAGATGGGCCCGGGGAGGCAGCAACCTCACCCGAGCCCGGCCAGAGAAGGACCCTCTGACAATGTACTATAACACGAAATCCGCCGGTTCCACGCAAGCCCTCGAACTCTGGGCCTGCTATACGCTCGTCGGCTCCGCCATCCTCTACGGTGTGTGCCGCTTCTGGAACCTCGACTGGGTGCCGACCGGGGTGCTGCTTACCCCGCCCTTCGTCGCCCTGTCGCTGCTGCTGTCCCGGTCAGCCCTCCGTATCGAGGAAGCTATCAGGAAGCAGGCCTGGATCACCCTCGCGGTGGTTCTGGTGCAAACCGCGTTCTGCCTCTTCTTCGAGGCAACGATGGTCCACATGGGCCTTGAATGGCTCAATGCTCGCGAACAGTTCGCCCCTGAGTGGGCGCTGTGGCCGGCGAGCGGGGCGCTCAGCCTCTTCAACGTCGGCTCGGTCTACGCCTTCGCCCGGGAGGTCCCCGCTAAACAGGCGCCCATCGTGAACCCAGCCCGCCAACTGGCGGAACTTCGCTGGAAAAAATCGGCCTGAGCAGAAGCCCCTCGGAGAAATCCGGGGGGCTTTTTCGTTACAGCGACCCCAGAAACGCCACGGCCAGTCCAGTTATCCACAGAAGGCCAAGCCATTTGGCCCATGGAATGTCGGGGTTGAGCCTCATGTCAGCCTGCGCTTTGGTGGCTGGGGCTTACCGGGGGCGGGCTTTGCGGACCCTTTTGGCCGGTCCAGCGGCTTGCCGATCGGCGCTGGTTCCTTGGCCTTCGGAGCGACCTTCTGGACCAGTTCAAGCGGCGCGGCCTGCTTGGCCGTCTTGCGCGGCTCCCGGTTGAACAGCAGGTCTTCGACCTTCTCGCGAATGCCGATCTGCTTGGGATGGCGGTTCACCTCGATCTCGATCACGTCGAGCCCTTCATCGGGATCTTCGTAATCAATGCCGATGCTGATCTCTATCCAGGCCTTGTTGCCCCGGATGGTGGCGTGAGCCCAAGGCCAGTGGCCGTTGATCTGGAATTTATGCGCCCGGTCCGGGTAATAGTCCCTGAAAGCGCCGACGATGGCTTCCCGGGCCGCGACCTCCAGCGCCGCCTGCCCCGGCCGGCGCCGGTAAACCGTCAGGTCCACCTTTGAACACCGCAGCTTGACCCGGTTGGAACATGCCAGCGGGAGATCATCGCTGATATGTTCCAGCCCGAATGCGTGGCGCAATGGCCGGATGAGAGCGGATGCCATTGGCCTAAGCCACGTTCGCCCAAGACCGGCGGGTGATGATCTCGTGGATTGTCTGGCGGGCGAGGTTGTAGCGTTTCATTAGCACGCGCTGCGGCCAATGCTTCGCCTCCGACCGGATTTGCCGGACGGTTTCCTCTGTCAGTTTTGCGTTTGCCATGAAAGCCCCTGAGCCCGGGACTTGCGCACCGGGCCGCCTCAAAGCGAATTGCTGGGATTGAGGCAAATGTATCCCTAGGTTCTCGCCACCCGTCAAGCCGCAATTCGCGCGCGAGACGAGAACTCGGCTTCCAGTTCATCAAGAGCTGTGCATAGCCAGCGTGTGAGGATCGCATAATTGCGCCCCCGGTCGCTGCCGAAGATGCGGCGGCAAGCTGACCCGACACTGAGCGCCGGCAGATCGGGCCGAGCCGTGTCAATGACGAGGATGCTCAGGGCCGTGCGTGGCTGGCGGAGCATGCGCTCCACCAGCCGGGCAATGCGCGAGAACTCGGTCAGGGCGGCAAGCTTCTGTCCAGTCCACCCATCGCTTCCGGGGCGATAGCTGGAGGGATTGCGTGGCCGCTGGGTGGGGATGTAGCCGGTGACCGTCCCGTCTGGCTGCTTGCGCACCGGGCGCCCTTTCAGATAGCGCGCAATGGGGTCGCCCGCCCCTCCGACGCGGCCCGCCTCCTCCGAGAGCTTGGCTAGCCCCGATGCGGTGGCGAAATAATGCTCCACGATGGCCAGATAGTCTCGGCCCGCGCTATACTGCTGCGGCGTGATCTTGCCAGACTCCCAGAGCTTGCCGAGGGTGTCGAGACGCTGGATCGCGCCCTTGCCAGTGAGGCCCGGTATAACCCGGTCATCCTCGTGCTTGGCGACGGCGGGCTCATAGACCTCGGGGGCGGGTTTCTGGACCTGCTGGGCCTGTTTTGCACGGATTTGCTTTTCCCGCTCCCGCATCTGCGCTTTGGTCAGGCCGCGCAATTCGCGCTTGGCCTTGAGACGTTGCTGCCTGGGGGACAGCGCTTGCTTTGCAAGCTCGCTCATCACTCACCCTTTCCCGGCTGCATCATCCAGACGCCCCAGCCAATTGCCGCGCCCAGCGCAACAGCGGCTGCAATCCATGCTGCTATTTCCCACGTCATGCATCGCTCCCCGGGCCGATATGGCTTGTGTCGTCACTGGCGCTTGCGCGAATGAACCAGATGACAAGGCCGATGATAAAGAAGGCGGCTGCGCCTCCGAGTATCCACCAGATCATTCCATGATCCTCCGCTTTT